CTGAGTTTCCTATCCAAAGTGGTGCTACTGGCGATATCTTTTCAGGTGACGTCGTGAAGCTCACTAGCGGATATGTACTTCAAGGAGGAGCGACTGATGCTCCACTAGGTGTATTTGGTGGCTGTGAATACCAAAAGTCTACAGGAGAAGTAGTCTTCACAAGAAGATTTGTCTCAGGTACGACTACACTAGGCTCTGCAAACATTAAAGCATATGTGTATGCCGATCCAAACATTGTCTACGAGGCTCAGTTTACTGGGACTCCAACTCAGGCAGATGTTGGAAAGGTACACACTATCTCTACAACTGCAGGTGATACTAACAACAACCGTTCGAAAGAAGGTGTGACTACGACTACCGCTAGTGGTATAGCGAAATTAGTAGCTTATGTGGATAGACCAGATAACTCTGCTAATGCGCAATACGCTAGAGGGTATTTCATATTCCCAGCTTCGACGTACGGCAACGACTAAGGGGTGAATAGAAATGGCTATTAATAGAGCGCAATTAGTAAAAGAACTCGAGCCAGGACTGAACGCACTTTTTGGTCTCGAGTATAATCGTTACGAGAATGAGCATGCTGAAATTTTTGATACAGAAAGTTCAGACAGAGCATTTGAGGAAGAAGTGATGTTATCAGGCTTCGCACAAGCTCCAGTTAAAGGAGAAGGTGCAGCAGTAAGTTACGATACAGCACAAGAAACCTTCACTTCTCGTTACACTCACGAAACTGTAGCCCTTGCTTTCGCATTGACAGAAGAAGCTATCGAAGATAATCTCTACGATACCCTTTCTTCTAGATACACTAGAGCATTGGCTAGGTCTATGGCGAACACGAAGCAAGTTAAAGCTGCAAACGTGCTCAATAATGGATTCTCTACTTCCTATCCAGGAGGAGACGGGAAACCTCTCATGACTACTGACCATCCAACTTTGACAGCTGGAGATCAGAAAAATGAGCCAAGCACTGCTGCTGACCTTAACGAAACTTCGTTAGAAAATGCCTTAATTGATATCTCAGCATTTAAAGATGAAAGAGGTATCAAGGTTAATGTACAAGCCAGAAAACTGATCGTTCCACCACAGCTACAATTTGTTGCTGACAGGATTCTAAACTCTCCTGGCAGAGTGGGCACATCAGATAACGACATCAACGCCATGAAAAACATGGGGATGTTGCCTGAAGGCTATACTGTTAACCACTATCTGACTGATACAGATGCATTCTTTATCAAGACTGATGCACCTAATGGACTCAAGCACTTCGAAAGAGCTGCAATGAGCACTGGTATGGAAGGAGACTTCGAAACTGGTAATGTTAGGTACAAAGCTAGAGAAAGATATTCTTTCGGTTGGTCAGATTGGAGAGGTATTTACGGTTCTCCAGGTGCCTAATACGGTTTCTTAATCGTGTTGAAAGGGAGCTTCGGCTCCCTTTCTTTTTTACAGTTTATAATATAGAATGAACTTCTAGGGTTATATTAATTATTCTATCGACTGACCTAGCAGACTTAGCCAAAGACGATAGATGTTATTTCCACGGGAGGAAATTATGGCAAAATCAACCTTCTCAGGACCAGTAAGATCACTCGCTGGTTTTATTTCAGCAGGTAATGCGAATGTAGTTAGCCTAACAGCTGACACAACACTAACTGTTGATTCTCACGCAGGTAAAATACTAACTTGTAATGATGCAGACGGTAAGTTTACTTTACCCAGCATAGTTGCAACTGCACCAGATAGAGACGACGATCCTAACCAAACCAATAATCTAGGGGCAAGTTTTTTCTTTGTAGTAGAAACTGCTGCAACAGATATGGACATTTTAACTGACGGAACAGATAAATTCGTTGGTGGGTTATACATCGGTGTTAACAACGCAACAGGTAAAACATTTATCTCAGGTGCAAGCAACGACGTAATTACTCTGAACGGTACTACTAAAGGCGGATTAGCTGGTAGTATTGTAAAAGTAACTGCAATGGCTTCTGCTAAATATGCTGTTGAAGGCATAGTTCTAGGTTCAGGAACTCTAGTAACTATGTTCGCCGACGCTTAATTAGGAGTAGAACATGGCTGATGCAGTAACTTCAACAACCATTGTAGATGATGATAGAAAAGCTGTTATACAGCTAACTAACACATCTGATGGAACAGGTGAGTCGGCTGTTACTAAGGTAGATGTAAGTGCCCTAGCCACAAGAAGCACAGATGGCGCAGCATGCACAGGTTGTAAACTAGAAAGGGTTAATTACTCAACATTCGGTATGAGCGTAAAACTTTTATGGAACGCTAGTACAAACACGATTTGTTGGGATTTAAATTCTGACTACAGTGATGATGTAGATTTTTCATATATGGGTGGTTTGCAGAATACTGCTGCTGCTAGTGGAAAAACAGGAGACATCAAACTGACAACCACAGGGCATGCGAGTGGCGATTCTTACGTTATTGTTTTAACAGTAATTAAAGAATTTTAATGGCAACTTCGGGTACTAAGACCTTTCAGTTAACGATTGCGGACACGATAGAGGAAGCATATGAGTTAGCTGGTCTAGAACTTAGGACAGGTTATGATGCGGAAACTGCTAGACGATCTTTAAATATAATGTTTGCAGATTGGTCAAACAGGGGTGTAAACCTCTGGACAATAGAACAGGTTACAACCAATCTAACGTCAGGGACTAATAGTTATACTTTAAATACATACGATCTAGATATAGTTTCCGCAGTCATACGTCAGATAGACTCTGCTTCTAACACTACAGATATACAATTGACTAGGATCGGTAGGACAGAATACCTAAACATACCTGATAAATCTTCTACAGGAAGACCTACACAGATATTTTTAGATAGACAAACTACACCAGTTGTAAAGCTGTGGCCAACACCAGACAGCGTAAACACATATAGACTGATAGCGAATACTATACAACGTATAGACGATGTTACCGCATCAGCACAAGATCCAGAAATACCGTCAAGGTTTATGCCTTGTATGGCGAGTGGCTTAGCATACTACATCGCTTTGAAAAAGAACCCAGAAAAAGCTGGGTTATTGAAACAACAATACGAACAAGATTTTAAATTAGCTGCAGACGAAGATCGTAACAGAGCTTCTCTACATCTTGTCCCCAGTAGGAGTTATTTATAGTGGCGTATGCTGTAGGTAAATATTCTCAAGCTCAGTGTGACAGGTGTGGGTTTGTCTATAAATACTTAGACATGAAAATGGAGTGGAACGGTTTAAAAGTTTGCCCAGATTGTTATGAACCTAAACACCCACAATTAGATCCTGTCAGAGTACCTGTTGATCCAGAAGCTTTGATACAACCAAGAGGAACAGAAGCTGCACCCACAACTGGTTACGGTATAGTTAGAAGTGGAAACACTAAAAACGCAGACGGTGTTACAGGATTATCTATGGACATAAGCCACAATGATGTGATTGGTTCTAGTTTTTATATGGATCAATTAACAGCAAGTTTAGGTACAATAACAGTAAGTACAGGATGATGAGATGAGTTGGACTTATTCGACATTAAAAACAGCAATACAAGATTATTCAGAGTCTACTGAAACATCCTTTACAAATCATCTAGATGATTTTATAAAAACCACAGAAGAACGCATTTTAAAAGCCGTCCAATTAGACGACTTTATTAAAAACGTAACAGGAACAGCAACGTCTGATACTGCATATCTAGGAGCACCAACTGATTTCCTAGCACCCTTTAGTTTGGCTGTGATAGACAGTAGTTCAAACTACAACTATCTAAAACTAAAGCATCCAAGTTTTATTCGGGACTACACACCTGCATCTTCCACTACGGGAGAACCAAAGTATTACGCAGAATTTGATGAGAATACTTTTATACTGGCACCAACGCCAAATTCTAACTACACATTTGAGCTACACTATTTTTATAGACCCTCATCCCTTACTTCGGCAGGTGATTCAGGTACTACATGGCTCTCAACCAACGCACCCAATGCGATGTTGTATGGTTGTTTAACAGAAGCCATGATGTATTTGAAAAATTATGAAACAGCACCGATCTATGAGCAAAGATTTCAAGAGGCACTCGCCTTGATGAAAAACCTTGGGGAAGGTAAATCCACCCGAGACCAATATAGATATGACCAAGTAAGGAGATCACCACAGGCATGAAAATAAAAGAACTCGAAGGGGCGAATATCGCCATAGTCGCCATGGGCGAAAGTCAACTAGACTATCATTTAGCAATATCACACGGAAATGAGTTTGACGAAGTTTGGGCTATAAATGCAATGGCAGGCATAGCTAGACAAGTTGACAGAACATTTATGTTAGATCCAGCTAGTAGATTTTTAGACACAGACCATGCTGGAAGCCAAACACACCTCATGAAAAAGGTTTTGAAAACACACCCTGGACCAATATACACGTGTGAACTTGATGATAGGTGTGATAATTTAGTAGAGTTCCCACTACTTGATGTTGTAGAAGACACAGGCAGCAGTTATTTAAACAACACAGTTTGTTTTGCTATAGCTTTTGCTATGTATAACAGAGTGGGTAGAATCAATATGTTTGGTGTAGACTTTACATATAAAGGTAATCTACACTTTGCTGAAGCAGGCAGAGCTTGTGTCGAGTTTTGGCTTTCTAAGTGTATAACTTCTGGTATAGTTGTAAGTGTTGCCCCAAGATCTGGTTTATTAGACACAGACGTGCCTATACAAGATAAAATATATGGATATCATCGTTTAGAAAACCCACCTTTAGTTATGTTTGACCCCGAAACAAATGAGTTTTATAAGGTTGGGTTTAAAGAGTACACAAAAGCAAAAGAAGAAGAAAACAGAAAAAACGCTGAGCTTGTACCTATATTAAGTACACCACCAGAAGCTAAGAGGTATTGATATGATTGAAACAGACACAGTTGGTGGGCTGGGTAATATAACAGTAGACACCCAACAGTACAGAGGACACCCACCTGAGTATTGGGCAGAAAAAGCAACAGAAAGGATTTGTGGTATATCTGAAAACGCTGCACCTCATGTTAAACAACAAGCAGAAGCATTCAAAGTAGCTATTTACAACACAATACTTTATTATATTAAGCAGGGCATCAATAGTGAACGATGCACTATGAAGAATCTCTTGACTCAACAAGGTCATGAGGACTTAGCTAAGATATTAACGGAGATTAAATAATGGCAATTACTTCAACATTAACTACAAGTTTTAAAAAAGAGTTGTTAGAAGCTACTCATAATTTTAAGGCTTCTGGTGGAAACACCTTTAAGTTGGCTCTGTACACAAGTTCGGCAACAATGGGGGCTGCAACAACAGCATACACGACTACGAACCAAGTTACAGGTACTAATTACACAGCAGGCGGTGCTGCTTTAACTAATGTTGCTCCAACAAGTAGCGGTACAACAGGTTTCACTGATTTTGCCGACCTGACTTTTGGTACAGCGACGGTTACAGCTAGAGGTTGTTTAATATATAACGACACAGCTAGTGGCGATCCTTCTGTAGCAACGATTGATTTTGGTGGAGACAAAACATCAACAGCAGGTGATTTCACCATAGTTTTTCCCGCAGCAGCAGCAAGTACAGCTATCATCAGAATAGCGTAACTTAAACATGGCAGCGATCACTGGTTGGGGTCGAGGCACGTGGGGATCAGATACTTGGGGCGAACCCAATCCTGTCACACTTACAGGTCTCGCAGCGACAGGGTCTGTAGGCTCTGTTAGTGTCACCACTGAAGCAAATGTAACACCAACAGGAGTTAGCGCAACAGGTGCAATCGGTGCACCGACCATAGACGCTGAAGCAAACACAACTGTTACAGGTCTCGCAGCAACAAGTGCTGTTGGTAGTGTAAGTGTAGACGCTGAAGCAAATGTAACTCCAACAGGACAATCAGCCACAAGTGCTGTTGGCGCATTAAGTGTAGTAGGTGTAGCAAATGTAACACCAACAGGAGTTAGCGCAACTGGAGCAGTTTCTGGAGTTGGTGTTAACGGCGATGCAGTTGCTGTTTTACCGAGTGCTGTTGGAACAGTGGGTTCGGTTTCAGTTGATGTGGATGGAGAGGCTAATGTCTCTGTAACAGGGGTAAGTGTAACAGCAAGTCTTGGATCTGTCACAGTTCACCACAACGCACAAGTTACAGTTTCAGGAGTAGCAGCAACAAGTGCATTAGGTACAGTCACTCCTGTTGCTAAAGCGGATGTAGATATCTCTGGTGTTTCGGCTACAGCATCTGTAGGAACAGTAACAACTGTAGGTAAAGCAAATGTAACCCCAACAGGAGTAGCAGCAACAAGTGCATTAGGTACTGTATCGATAGCTTTGGGCATGACAGTTCAAGTTACAGGACAATCAGCCACAGCATCTGTAGGAACAGTAACAACAATATCTAAAGCAACAGTAACTTTAACAGGACTAGAAGGCACTACAGGAACACCATCAGTTCTTGTTTGGGGTATAATAGATGATAGTCAAGACCCAAGTTGGTCTAATGTTGCCGATAGTCAATCTGCTGGTTGGTCTTCGGTCAATGATACACAAGACCCAAGTTGGTCTAATGTTAATGATAGTCAATCTGCTAGTTGGTCTTCAGTCAATGACACACAAGACCCAGAATGGGAAGAAGTGGCTTAACTATTATGCAAAAAAAGTATATAATCATATAAATAAAAGAGGAATACAATGGCTAGTACATATGTAAATAATCTAAGACTCAATGAGATGGCGACTGGAGACGCGTCAGGTACTTGGGGAACAGTAACTAACACCAATCTCGAGTTAATAGGAGAAGCACTTGGATACAACACTCAAGACTGCTTTAGCTCAGACGCAGACGCCACTACAACCGTAGCAGACGGAGCTACTGATCCAGCCAGAGCGTTTTATTTTAAAGTCACATCTTCCGCTACTCTTTCAGCAACTAGAACACTGACTATTGCACCGAACACAGTCAGTCGTGTAATGATTATCGAAAATGCGACCACTGGTTCGCAATCAATCGCCATATCTCAGGGATCAGGTGCAAACGTAACCATCCTAACAGGTGAAGTTAAAATGGTTTATTTGGATGGCGCTGGTTCTGGTGCAGCCGTTGTAGACGCTTTGACCGATATTGGTTTGTCAGGAACAGTTACAATAGCAGCACTGAACGTCACTGGAAACCTCTCAGTCGATGGCGGAACCATCAAACTCGATGGTAATTATCCAGATGGTTCGAGTAATGTCGTTTTGGGTAATTCAGCTTTAGATTCTTTGGATGGTTCTAGTCCAGGTAGTAGTAACACGGCT